CCTGGACGGGCTTCGAGCCGACGCGCCGAGCCGAAGGCTCGCAGTGCGGACGGCGAGCGGGCGGGCCGCCGCCCCCGGGCACCAACACGCAGACAAGCAAGAGAACACAAGCTCCGCGGACGGCAAGCGGCAGGCGCTCGCGGGCGCATTGAAAACCGGCACAGGCCCCGACGTCCGCTTCCACGTCAACGCAATCGACACGTTCACCGGATCAACGGACGCCGGCGTGAAGGCCGTAGCCGACTGGCTCGCCGCCCGAAAGGACCGGACAGCGCAGATCAACCTAGTCGGCGGCTCCGGCGCATCGGCGCTCGCGGACGCTCTGCAGATCCGGGGTGTGCCAGCCAAGATCGTGCACATCATGACAACCCGCGAGTACCTCGAATCGTGCTCGATGTTCTTCGAGGGGCTGCGCGACGGCCGCATCACGCATCCGGCAGGTGACCCGGAGGACGCGCTCAACACGGCGGTGGCCGTGTGTGACAGGAAAATCCGCGCCCGCGACGGCGCGTGGGGGTGGGAAGCGTCAATCCCCGATGGAGACGAAACCCCGCTAGAGGCCGTATCTGCGGCTGTCCTAGCGGCTAAGACGACCCGGCGCAGGCCGGGCAAGAAAGCGAGGGCACTGTGAGCGCTAAAAAGTTCATGCTCGCGACCCCGGTGTCGTTCTCGGCTCCAGTTGTGCCAGGGCTGACGCCAGCAGAGCAGGCGGCGCTCGCGCAGCTCGTCGACCTGTGGCGCACGAAGCAGCCACGCAATCGCCTGCGCCAGGCGTACCTAGATGGCGTCGTCCGCCCCGACAACCTCAACATCTCGGTGCCCGACGACATGGTCGACCAACTCGGAGCGGTCATCGGATGGCCTCGCAAGGTCGTTTTCGGCCTATCTGACCTACTGATCTGGGACGGCGTCACCTCATCGACGGGCAGCGACAACCCGTTCGAGATTGACGACCTGCTGGCATCAACAGGCTTCGAGCTGGAAATCGCGCAAACGATCCCGTCCTCGCTCACGCACTCGGTCGCCTTCCTGACGCTGCGCAAAGGCGTCGAAGCGGCAGGCGAACCGCCCGTGATCATTCAGGGCCACTCGGCTGACTGGGCTGCGGGCCTCTGGGATCGCGTGCGACGTCGCCTATCCTACGGCCTGACCATCGACGACATCGACGATGCCGGCCGTCCGACACGATTCACCCTGTACACGGTCGACTCGACGTATGTCGTCGAACTGAATGCTGCGTCGGCCTGGCGGATCATTCACGCAGAATTGCACGGCATGGGCGCCCCCATGATGGAGGCCCTGCCCTTCGAGCCGTCTCTCGACCGTCCGCTCGGGCGCTCACGGATTTCCCGTGACGTCATGAGCATCACTCAGCGAGCGATGCGCACCGTGCTGCGTGAAGAGCTGGCTACGGAGCTGTTCACGGCTCCCGGAATCCTCCTGTCTGGCGTCGATTCAGATCTGATTGACGATCTGCGCTCGTGGGATTGGAAGCTCGGGACGATCAAGACAATCTCGTCCGGTGAAGAGCCGGAGGGACCGAAGGTGACAGTGCTGCCGCAGCAGTCGGCGCAGCCGTTCACGGAGCAGATGCGTGCGCTCGCGACCGAGCTGTCGGGCGTGTCGTCGCTGCCGGTCTCGTCGCTCGGCGTCATTCAGGACAATCCGTCCTCGGCGGAGGCTCTGTATGCGGCGAAGGAAGAGCTAGTCATCAAGGCAAAGAACGCGCAGCGCGTGTTCGACGCGGCCCTGACTCGCGTTTATGCGCACGCGGTGATGATGCGTGACGGGCTTGATGAGATGACGCCGGAGCTGCGGTCTCTGGCGACGCGCTGGGGCGACCCCGCGCACCCGTCGATTGTCTCCCAGTCTGACGCGATCGTGAAGCAAATCAGCGCGCTGCCGTGGCTTGCTGAGTCCCCGGTCGTCCTCGAAGAGCTCGGCTATTCGGGCTCGCAGATCGCGCGCCTGATGTCGGACAAGCGCCGCGCGGAAGCGTCCGGTCTCCTTGATCGACTGTCCGCGGCTGATGCCGATGCCGCAGACGCGCCTGCTGCGACCGAAGAGAAGTAGAGATCGTGAGGAGGCGGCGTGCATATCCACGACGTGCAGCAGCTCGCGCGGACGCAGAACCGCGCGGGCGATGTTGCTGAGCGCCGGATGCGGGCGCTGTGGAAGCGCCTGCCTATCGATGATCTCGGGACGCTTGAGGACGCTCTGTATCAGCTGTATCCACGCCTCGTTGAGGAATCAGCTGAGGTCGCGTCGTCGGCGGCGCTCGAGTGGTACGAGAAGCAGCGCGAGGCCGAGGGCGTCGCGAAGGCGTACTCCCCCGTGATGCCGGCCGGTCTCGTCGATGAGAACGAAGCGGCGAAGATCGTCGGGGCGGCGATCCGGGATCTGCGCGAGGGTACAGGACGAGCGAGAGTGCTCGCGAGGCTCACTGACGGCGCCCGCAAGCTGATCTCTGACGCCGGCCGCGCGACCACGCAGCACGCGGCCGAGCGTGATCCGAACAAGCCCCGATACGCTCGAGTGCCGACCGGAGCGGAGACGTGCGCCTGGTGCATGCTCTGGGCCTCTCGGGGTTTCGTCTATAAGAGCGAGGAAACCGCGCAGTTCAAGCGCTCACACTTCAAGTGCGACTGCCAGATCGTCCCCTCGTGGGACGCTCATCCGCGCGTTCGGGGATACGATCACACACAGTACGAACGAATGTACCAGCAGGCGGTCGATGACCTCGCTGATGAAGGCACGCGCACAGACGACATCAAGAAGATCACCGCGCGTATGCGCGAGCTGTTCCCCGACCAGCTCACAGACGGGCGCACTCCAAAACGGGTCTCCAACGACGGCACTCTTCAACGTCATGTGATCGACCAGGACCGGGTCAGTGCCCGCACGGTTCGTCGGGAGCGTGGGTTCACACCGGGATCCGCGCACAGAATCCCGCCTCGGGAGATGACACAAGCGCCAAAGTCGTGGCCAGAGGAATTTCCCCCGCTTCGTGCGAGGGAGTGGCGTCACACCCTTTATGGGTTCGAAGGCTCAGGAGGACACCTGGCGGGCTATGGATGGAGATTCGGGAGAACCGAATTCCCACCGGATTGGACTGCAGACGACATCGTGCAGGCGGGCGCTCAATTGCTGCGAGAGAAGGGCGTCCTAGAGGACGTCGACCTCGCGTCTGCCACTGGTCAAGTCAATGGGGTAGAGATTCGCGTCGCATATAGAAATGATGCGAAGGGACGTCGCATAAAAACTATCACTCCACTTGGAAAGCGTCTATAATGCGCATATGGAGGTTAACGCCGTAGAGCAGTTTGTACGTGACGCTATCACAGAGCTTGACGCACTGGGTGCCCGTACCGAGGTGGATTTTCTGCGCATGATGCTTGAATGCGACGGCCCCGACGTCGACGGCGCAGTCTCATCGCTCGTCAAATACGGAGCCGTCACGGCCACATGGATTGAGCGGCTCGCAGCGATCAACGAGAAAGCAGCTGGGCTCTTTGATGAAGAACTCGCAGAACTACGCGAGGGCATCTCCACCACCGAGGCCCCAGCAGCGTAACCCAACACCATCACCAATCTCCCCCGTACCGAACGCGGTGCGGGGTTTTGTTATGCCCAATTCCGCAAAGGCATCGGGAACCACGCTCTCCGCAAAGGAAGGTAAACCAATGGAAAACACCACCGATCAGGAGGCCACGGACGGCGCGCAGGCACCGACCGAAACCTCCCCCGCCGCCGCTGATGCGGCCGTCCAGGACACCGCGCCCGCCGACACCGCAGAGACCTCGCAGGAGGCCAAGCAGGACGACGCGGCCGAGGACTGGAAGGCCCACGCCCGCACGTGGGAGCGCCGCGCGAAGGCTGACCACAAGCAGCTCGAAGCGCTCACGGAAGCGATCAACGGCAAGGACACCACCATCGAGGAACTGCGCTCTCAGGTCGCAGCCCTCGAAGCGCAGGCGCACCGAGCAAAGCTGATCGCCGCCGCATCCTCCGAGTACGGCGTCCCCGCCGACCTCATCCACGGCGACACCGAAGACGAGATCAAGGAGAACGCGCAGCGACTCGCCGACTGGCGAGGCACCACGGCCACCCCGGCCGTGCCCGCGCTCGCGGACTCGGGTGCTGGTGTTTTCCCGCCTCGCGCGTCGTCTCTGTCTCTTGATGAGCAGATCGTGGCGGCGCAGAGCGCTGGCGACTTCAAGCTGTCGGCGCGCCTCAAGGCGGTCAAGCTCGCGAGCCTGACCGCTGAATCCACCAACTGACAACATTCCCTTCTCTTGACAGGAGTTACACATGGCTGGCATTAATGAAATGGCAACCACGTACAATTGCCCGAATTACGTCGGCGAGCTTTACTCTGCTTCGCCGGAGGACACGCCGCTGCTGTCCTCGATTGGCGGTCTGACTGGCGGTGAGTCTGTCGAGTCGACAACCTTCGGCTGGCAGGTCACTGACCTGCGCGACGCCGCCGACAACCGGCAGCGCGTCGAGGGCGCGGACGCTACCGCGTTCGAGACCCGCACGCGCACCAACGTCGAGAACGTCCTGGAAATCCACCAGGAGGCCGTCTCCGTGTCGTACACGAAGATGGGCGCGCGCCGCCAGTACGGCCCGACCGGCACCGCCGTGCAGCTTGGCTCGACCACGCGGCCCGCCGCGCAGCGCCCCGCGCCGCTG